ACACACTTGTAAATAGCAATATGCCACAGCCACAACCAATTACTGTGGATAATGAATTACCACAACAAACAGCTGTGGAGAATACTACGCCACAAACTCAACCAATCACTGTGGCTACGTCTTAGAAAGGACAGTCAAAATGGAAGCAGATTTTAGCGGTTACGCTACAAAGGCAGGACTCAAATGTTCTGACGGCCGAACGATTATGCCGGACGCTTTTAAGCATCAAGATAAAACCCAAGTCCCATTGGTTTGGCAGCACGGACACAACGACCCAGAGAATGTTCTTGGTCACGCAATCCTTGAAGCACGACCCGATGGCGTTTATGCATATGGATTCTTTAACTCCTCAACTAAAGCAAGCCAGGCCAAGAATCTTCTTGAGCACAAAGACATTAACATGCTGTCAATCTGGGCAAACGATTTGATTGAGCGAACTGGGCGAGTCCTACATGGAGCAATCCGTGAGGTAAGTCTTGTTCTTTCTGGAGCTAATCCTGGAGCCCTTATTGAAAATGTTACTATTAGGCATTCAGATGGGGATAGCACAATGCTTGATGATGAAGCAATCATCTTTACGGGCCTTGAGCTAGAACATGCCGACGCGCCAACAGAAACTACGGATACTCCTGCCGCAGATAAAAAAGAAGATGCGGATTCAGATGGAGAAGAAACCATTGCCGATATTGTTGACTCAATGACTGATAAACAACGTGAAGTTCTTTATTACATGATTGGTGAAGCAATGAATGGGGATGATTCAGAAGATACAGATGAAACCGAAGACACAACAGACAGTAATGACCAAGTAGTACAACAAGATAACATTAACCAGGAAGGTTCTGAAATGACAAGAAACGTATTTGAGCAGGCAGATGAGACTCCGGTAGTTCCTACACTATCTCACGCTGACGTTGAGGGCATTGTCTCCGACGCAACCAAGATGGGGTCGCTAAAAGAAGCTGTTGATGCATATGCATTGCAGCATGGTATTACTGACATCGATGTTCTCTTTCCAGAGGCTCAGACGCTCAGCAACATGCCAGAATTTCTTTCTCGGCGGACAGAATGGGTAAGCCAGGTTCTTGGTGGCACTCGTAAGAGCCCATTCAGCCGCGTTAAGACCATTTCTGCCGATATCACAGAGGATGAGGCTCGTGCAAAGGGTTACATCACTGGTAGCTTGAAGAAGGAAGAGTTCTTCGGTGTTTCTCATCGAGTTACTACTCCAACGACCATCTACAAGAAGCAGAAGCTTGATCGTGACGACATGGTTGACATCACTGACTTCGATGTCGTGTCTTGGCTAAAGGCCGAAATGCGAATGATGCTTGATGAGGAACTTGCTCGCGCAATTCTCATTGGTGATGGCCGCGATATCGCACATGCTGATAAAATCAACCCAGTAAACATTCGTCCGATCGCAAGTGACCACGAACTTTACACCACCGTGATTAACGTAAACATCGACGACGCTAACTCTTCGGTTTCTGAAATCATTGACTCGGTTATCAACAACCGTAAGTACTGGAAGGGCACCGGACTTCCGGTAATGTACACCACCGAAACGTACATCGCCATGTTCCTGCTTCTTAAGGACACCGTTGGTCGTCGAATCTATAAGTCCCTTGACGAAGTTGCAAGCGAGCTTCGGGTTTCTTCAATTGTCGCAGTTGAGGCAATGGAAAGCGCAACCGATATCGTTGCAATCCTTGTTAACCCAGCAGACTATGTGCTTGGTGCGGACAAGGGTGGGGCCATCAGCATGTTTGATGACTTCGACATTGATTACAACCAGTACAAGTACCTGATTGAGACTCGCGTCTCTGGTGCGCTCACTAAGCTTAAGTCAGCAATGGTAATTAAGAAGGTTGCGACCAACTTGGTAGCTGTTACTCCTAATACGCCAGGATTCGTTACTTCGACAGGCGTTCTTACCATTGTTAACCAGACCGGAGTCGTTTACAAGAACGGTGCTACCATCGTTAACGCTACTGGTTCTCCTTACGCCGCAATTGCGGCTGGAACATCAATTGTGATTGACGCTACACCAGCATCCGGTTACTACTTCCCGACCAGCGAGAATGATTCCTGGACGTTTAAGCGCGACGCATAACTTTAAGGAGATATAATGGCTAAGTTCTACGGAGAAGTCGGATATGGAGAAGCCATAGAAGATCCTACAGGTTCTGGGGTTTGGGTTGATCGAATTAGCGAGTGTCTCTACTTTGGGGACGTAATTCGCAATACTAGAAACCTAGAATCTGGCGAGGCAATTAATAATGATATTTCCGTGGGTAATTCAATTAGCATTGTTGCTGATCAATTTGCCATTAATCACTTTTTTAAAATCAAATACGTGCGATGGGCGGGGATTCTGTGGACTGTGACAAGTGTCGAAGTCAAGAGTCCCCGCCTAATCCTTAGTCTCGGGAGTGTTTATAATGGGCCAACGCCTTGAGCTTCAAGCAATGTTAATTGATATTTTGGATAGCAATAATGTGTATTTTCAGCCACCACCGTCCGTGCAGATGGTTTATCCATGTATCCTTTATAAACGAGATGACGAAAGCACTGATTTTGCAGACAATAAGCCGTATAAACGCAAAAAGCGTTATTTAATTACTGTAATCGATAAAGATCCAGACAGCGAAATTCCAGATAAAGTTGGAGCACTACCTTTCTGTATTTATGATCGATTTTACACGGCTGAGAATTTAAACCACGACGTATACAAACTATTCTTTTAGAAGGAGCATAAAATGGCAGTACTAACTTGGGACAACGTAGGCGAACGGACATATGAAACCGGCGTCGATCGTGGAGTCCTTTACATCCCAGACAATCAGGGCGTTTATGCTGACGGAGTTGCCTGGAATGGCCTTACTTCCGTATCAGAATCCCCTACAGGCGCAGAAGCAAACGCTATGTACGCAGATAACATTAAGTATTTGAATCTGTACTCGGTAGAAGAGTTTGGCGCAACAATTGAAGCCTATACTTATCCAGATGAGTTCCTTCAGTTTGACGGAACCGCTACACCAACGCCTGGCGTTACTGTAGGGCAACAGACCAGAAAGCCTTTCGGTCTGTGCTACAGGACAAGAGTTGGTAACGACGTCTTGGGCGACGACTATGGCTACAAACTACATCTTCTTTATGGATGTAAAGCTAGTCCATCAGAAAAGGCATATGCTACCGTTAATGATTCGCCAGAAGCGCTTACGTTTAGTTGGGAACTCTCAACTGCTCCGGTGGCTATTAACGTTGGTAACGCTAAGCCAACAGCGCTAATGACGATTGACTCAACACAGGTTAATGCAACGTCATTGACGGCGCTAGAGGCTCTTCTATATGGCACAGCGTCTGCCCCGCCACAACTACCCTTGCCAGTAGATGTAATTGACCTGTTCTTTACTGTGCCAACTCTTGTTACACCAACGGTGCCAACGTATAACTCTACCACAAAGGTAATCACAATCCCAACGATTACTGGCGTAACGTACAAGATCAACGGTCTAGTTGTAACCGGACTCAAGACAATTACTGCAGATACAATCGTTACTGCTTCCCCAGCAACTGGGCTAGCAAATAGCTACTACTTCCCCGACGTAATTGACACTACTTACTTCTTTGATTTCTAATCATTGATCATTGACTGGAGGCCAAAGAATGCTTACTATTATTATTGAAGGAACTGAACTCTATGACGAAGAGACCGAAAGTTTTGAAACTGTCGGCGACGTTGTCTTAGAGCTAGAGCATTCTTTGGCCACAGTGTCAAAATGGGAGTCAAAATACAAGAAACCATTTCTTGGCAAAAACGAAAAAACTGCAGAAGAACTTTCAGGTTACGTCAAGTGTATGATTCAAACGGCGTTACCTTCTGAAGACACGCTAATTAATATGTCTAAAAAAAACTACATGGCAATTAACGAATACATTGAGTCAAGTGAATCGGCAACAACTTTTGGAACTATGCCAGCTCAAAAAGGAAACGGTGAAGTAATAACTTCCGAGTTGATTTACTATTGGCTTGTTGCTTTTAACATTCCATTTGAATGTGAGCACTGGCATTTGAATCGTTTGTTTTCTCTGATTAGAATTTGCAACATCAAGAATTCGGATCCAAAGAAGATGAGTCGATCTGAAATAGCAAATAGAAATAGAGAACTTAACAAAGAAAGAAAAGCCAAACTCGGAACTACTGGTTAAAGAATGGAGGAAAGATGCCCGCTATTAATTGGGACAAAGTTGGTGAAAGAACATACGAAAGCGGATTAGATAGAGGCGTGTTGTATCTTCCTGATGGGTCAGCAGTTCCATGGAACGGCTTGACTTCAATTTCGGAAAAAGTTGAGAAGTCCGTTGACTCTGTCTTTTATGATGGAGCAAAGATATCGGACCTAGTAACTATGGGGAGCTTTTCTGCATCTCTATCTGCAGTCACATACCCAGAAGAAATGGATCGCATTGAAGGAACAAGAGAACTTAGAAACGGCGTGTTTCTTGGTGAGCAGTCTTCAACGACATTTGGTTTATGCTACAGAACAGCTATGAGTAATGATCTTGATGCAGAAGCGGGCTATAAGATTCACGTAGTCTACAACGTCACAGCAGTTCCCTCTGACAGAGATTATCAGTCGTTAAATGATTCCCCAGAACCACTAGAATTTGAATGGGATTTAACGACCACGCCAGAGCATCTTGATGGTTTTAGACCATCCGCGCACATGGTAATTAAAACCGCAGAGCTTGATCCTTGGCTTTTAGCTGAGATTGAAGAAATTTTATATGGAGGAACGGTAGCGGCGGCAAGTCTCATTCCGATGGACGAACTTGTTGACAAAATAAACAACTGGTTTAGAGTAAAAATTACCGACAATGGAGATGGAACGTTTACTGCAAGATCAGATTATGAGGGGTATGTTTTTTTACTCTCGGAAGACAAATTTCAAATTAATAACGCAAATATTATTTACACAGACGACAACACATACCTTCTTTCTGATACTAAAGATATCAAAGAGGTTTTAACAATTAAAATTATTGATAACGGAGACGGCACTTGGCGTGCGTCAGCAGAGTCAGAGTTTATTTCTGTTGTTAACGGATTCTTTACAATTTACAACGCAACTACAACGTTTTTAGATGCAAGTACATATTTACTTTCTGACACAATTTAAAGGAGAAATAAATGGCAACAGTTACCGGATATACAGCTGAAAAAATGAAACAAATCGAAGACAAAGCAATTACTAGTGGGGAAGTTGTCAGCGGAAACCTAATTCTGTATCCTAAAAACTACCCAGTAGAAACGTCAATTAACGCTGGTTCTGTTATTGGCCCAGCAGGACCAACTGGTCCAGCAGGTTCAGTTAGTACCGTAGACTTAAACACTGCCGTAGCAGTCGTTAATGATAGGTTCAAAAAAGTTCCTTCTGTCATGAACAAACTTCCAGGTTCGACTAAACAAGTAATAGCTCACGACACAAAAACACCGATTATGTTTACTGGAGCAGACGACTGGGACACCTCGGCTTTTCACACGTCAACCGATCTAAGAAAATTTGTTGTTCCTGCGGGAGGAGGAGGCATTTATCAGATTACTTGGAACGCCATATTTACTGCTCCCTCCGGTGCAGTAGGTGGGACAAGATATATTTCGCTATCTAAAAACTCAGTTACTGCTGGAAACGAGTTTGCTCAATCCCAAATGGACTTTGTTACGGCGTCAATGGTTCATCTAGCCATGGGTATAACTGAGCACATTCTTCTTATTCCTGGTGATTATATAGCCGCAAACGTCTATCACTTTACTGGGGGAACTCAGTCGGTTCACGGAACGTTTCATATGCAATGGATGTCAGAAGCACCATAACCAAAGAGAGGTTCGTATGCTTACATTTTCGCAATCTGGTGATTTTGGTAATACTGAGCGATTTCTTAAGAACGTCGCTAAAGACAGTTTTTTCGCGAACCTCGACAGTTATGGTAAAGCAGGAGTACAAGCTCTTGCGGATAATACACCACGGGACAGCGGCGAAACCGCACAGTCTTGGGGTTATAAGGTTATCCGCAGCAGGACGAATCCCGGGATCGAGTGGTACAACACGAATGTCAATGACGGCACCAGTGTCGCAATCCTCATCCAGTACGGTCATGCGACCAAATCGGGGGGGTACATATCCGGAAGAGACTACATCAATCCCGTGATTCGTCCTATATTCGATAAAATAGCAGCAGACATATGGAAGAAGGTGACAGCATGAGTGGAGTAGATAATCGCGTAGTAAAAATGTCGTTTGATAACGGCCAGTTTAAAGCTAAAACTGCAGAAACAATAAGTGCTGTCGATAAACTAAAAGCAAGCTTAAATTTTGATAGCGTAAAAAATAGTCTTTCTGGTGTAAAAGATAGTATATCAAACTTTAGAAGTGACGGTCTTATTGCGTCACTTGATTCACATAGCGCAAAGTGGTTGGCGTTTGGTACTGTAGTAACTGGTGTTATTGCTAATCTAGCAGCCCAAGGTGTTAGAGCCGCGGGTACGTTTGTTAAGGGCCTTGCGATAGATCCGATCATGGCTGGTTTTAGCGAATACGAAACTAACATGAACTCCGTTCAGACTATCATGTCTAACACGGCTTCTAAGGGAACAACTCTTACTGAAGTTAACGCTACTCTGGATGAGATGAACAAGTTCTCTGACCAGACTATTTATAACTTTGGTGAGATGGCAAAAAACGTCGGTACGTTTACTGCTGCGGGCGTTGATTTGAAGACCGCCACTAGCTCGATTAAAGGTATTGCTACTGTTGCTGCTCTTTCAGGGTCTAGTTCCGAACAAGCATCCACAGCAATGTACCAGCTTTCTCAGGCAATGGCTGCTGGATCCGTAAAGGCTCAGGATTGGATCTCCGTTACTAACGCCGGAATGGGTGGAGAGATACTTCAGAAGCAGCTCTTTGAAACTGCAAGAGCTGCTGGAACGCTAAAAGACGTTCCGGTAGGGCAAAGTTTTGAAGATTGGACCAAAGCCCAAGGTGGTTTTAAGGCGTCTCTAGAAAACGGGTGGTTAACCGCTGATGTTTTATCAACAACACTATCAAGTTTTAATTCAGACGTAGACGAAGCCGCTTTAAAAAGTCAAGGTTATACCGATAGTCAAATTTTAGAAATTAAAAAGCTACAAGAGCTAGGTAAAGCAGCAACACAAGATGTAAAAACATTTACCCAGCTAAAAGGAACAATCAAAGAATCGATTGGCTCCGGATGGTCGCAATCAGCTAAACTAGTTCTTGGCGACTTTGAACAAGCTAAGGTATTGTTTACTGGTATAAACACATTTGTTGGGGGCATTGTTGAAAATTCAGCAAATGCAAGAAACAAACTAATAGCAGACGCAAATGCTGCTACGGCAACAGGTGGATTTAGAGATAATCTAATCGGTGGTTTCATTTCTGGTATTGCCGCTTTAAAGGGAGTACTCGATCCACTTAGGAT